TTAAAATATTGAGGGTTAAAAACTATTCCCTCTGCAGAAAGAAAATTCATTTTAACTGTTTCTCTATCATCAGTTAAATAAGGTTGAAATGTAGATTGGTTATAATTTATACCTTCCCAATAATCTCTATTGTTTAGCGTAAATGTTCCAAGTGTTTTACGCAAATCATTTTCTTCTATAATTTGAGGTATATTATCTACAATTTCATATTTTAAATCTATACCTCTTGTTCTATCAACAACAACTCTCTGATCATCATTAGTTTCTTCATAAGGACCTATAGACTGATTAACCTCATTAAAAAGGTTTTCTATTGAACTAAACTTAGGCATTAATAACCTCTAGTTGTTTCTCTGATATTATCTCTAGGCCTTCTTCTATTAACCACGATTTCATCTCTTTCTTCTCTAACTATTACTTCTTCCTCTTCTTCTTCAACTAATTCATAATTAGGATTTGCATTCCAAATAAAACCACTCCAAATCCATTGTCTTTCAGGACTTGTAGCTCCTCTTTTAAAATTTCCAAATAAAGGATTGTATCCACTAGGTGGATTTGTTGGTCGTGGTTCTGTAGATATTCTTGGTTCAGTAGGTGGTTCTAAATCTTCATCTATTGGTTCATCACTTATTGGTGGCTCATCAGGTTCATCACTTATTGGTGGCTCATCGGGTTCATCACTTATTGGTGGCTCATCGGGTTCATCACTTATTGGTGGCTCTATTGGATTATCATCTTTAGGTTCATCAACATTAGGTATCTCTTCTCCTATACCAGTTACAATTATAGTTTGTTGTGTAGAAGATTGACCAAAATCATTAAATGCAATAAAGGTAACAGTATATTCTCCATTATCAGTATAATTGTGTATTGGATTTCTTTCCGATGATGTATTACCATCACCAAATTCCCAACTAACATTATCTGCTCCAATAGATTCATCAGTAAATTCAACCTGTTCTGTTAATTTAACTAATACTAAATCTCCTGCTACATTAGTTTCAACTGTTGCTGTTGCCATATTATACTCCTGATACTGTTTCTGTATCCGTATCTATAGGTTGTTCATACTCTAATATTCTAAATGAAAAATTAACAATTGGTAAATCACCTATTACGATATTATCCGAATCCATTGTTTCATCATCAATAGGTAGTGTAGTTAAATCACCTATTTTAAATCCACGAGCTCTAAGTAAATTAGAACGACTTATTATCTCAACTTTACATTTAGCACCTAAACCACTATTAGCAACCACGGTATCACCATCCTCTGTTGGTAAAATATGATTTAACCAATATTGTTTGTTACTACTTAACGATTCTTCTATGTCCCTATCTTCATCTACTTGAGGATTAAAAGTAGCACAAATAAAATACCACTCATTTAAATCATCAGTTGGTATTTCAGGATATATTTTATGAGCTCTAGTTGGAAATCGTCTAGTTGGATTATAATTACTATTTGGTCTAGTTACTAAATCTCTTCCTGTTATTCTATTTAAACCGACATTACCATTTGATAGTGTAAAACCATAATGATTATCTCTAATAAAATCATCTTTTACCACCAACCTTACTGTTCTACGATATTTACCATTACTATCTTGAGTAATATTTGTTTCTAATCTAAATCCATTACCATCTATTTCATTTGGATTACCAAAATTAAAAAGAGTTCCCTCCGAAGTTTTGTTAACAAACCTTACCCACATTGTTATTGTAAAACCATCTTCCAAATAACTTGGTTTACCAGTATCAGAATTTATTTTTTGGAATTCTAAATCATCATCACCAGGTGACCTTATTATAATTGATTGGTTTGGTTTTCTTATTTTTAAAAATCCAGTTGATTTATTTTCATATTCAGGTCTATCATCTCTAACCTCTTCTACTATATTATCAGCATCTAAAAGATAAGTATTAAGACGATTTCTCATATCTTCAAGAGTTTTACCTTGATTATTAGTATTACTTTCTGATTGGGAAATTAGTCTAGTTATATAAGCATTTATTTGATTTTCATAACTAATACGAGATTGTTCGTCTGTTTCATAATTTGTTGCTTGTTCCCCAATACCATCATCATCTACATCTTGAAAACTTGGTGTTGGTCCTATTAGTGTATCAAACTCTCTAAAGAAATCATTTATTCTATCTTGACGAGTTGTTTGGTTTGGTAGTAATTCAAAAATATTTGTATCTAATATTTCACTAGCTTTATTAGGATCTATTTTGTTTCCAAATTTTGGTTTTGTTAATTGACTTAGATTTAATATATCTGTAAAGGTAGTACCTATTTTTTGAGCAATTACTATTTTAAATCTATCAGTATCAAAATTCATTGTGTATATGAAAACATCTTCACCATCAAATACTGGTCCTTGGCTTACTTCAATAGAAAACAAATCATCCAATTCAACAATATCGTTATCAAAAATATATTGACACATGTCCTCAAAAATATCACCTTGTAAATCTTTTCTATTTTCTAATGTGTTTCTATCTTTTTTATAAAATACAAGAGGCTCGTCTTCTTCACGACCTGTTTGTTTTTTACCATCACGAATGGTTGTTTGTAAAGAAAATAATTCGTTGTCTGAAAGAGTATTTGATTGAAACCATATTTTGTAAAAAATATCACTTACTCTTTCACGAGTTTGTTGTAAATCTTGATAACCAAATTTTTGAAATATTATTTCATCGGAAATTAATTCGTGATTGACACCTAATACACCTCTACCAATCATCAAAGTACCATCTTCATGTTTGTGATATAAACCTATATATTGCTCTTCTGAATTATTTTTAAAATAAAAATTATCGTTTTCTTTAGCCTGTAAAGCAACTTCTACAATAGGATTATTAATGATTTCGGGATCATTATTTCCATAATTAGCCATTACTAAGTCCTCAGTATAAATTCAAAATCATTATCATATATTATTTCTTGACCATCATCATGATTAACTTTTATCAAAATTTTATAAGCACGATTAGGTTCAAAGGAATTTAGGTCTTGTTTAAAATAGTTAGAAGTTGTATCACAACTCATTGTTGTATAAGCACTAAATGGAACAACTGATTCATTTGTTGCCATATCTACAATAGAATAAGAACCTTTTCCATGTGGTATAAAACTACCACTTATAGTTTGAACTGATGTTGTAAATGATTTTTGTATGTATCTTTTACGAGCACCAAATCTAAATTTTACAGTTTCGTTTTCTTTATACGCTTCTCGTAAGTGGATTGGGTATAGGTAGTTCTCACTATTACCAGAAACATCTAAGGTGGTCAAGCTACCCGTATTAGAACCTGTTGCTGGTAAATGGTCATCCCACTTTAATTCTATCTTAGGAGAGTATATTGTATTAGTTTGTCTTGAGAAAAATTTAATATCTTCAAAACTACCACTTGATGTTTCTCTACTGCCAGATATTCTCACTAACATACCATAGTTATCATTTACACCACCAAACCATTTTTTAGCCATAGTGGTTATATTCATATTTACATCCGGTGATTCAGACGAAAATACTTGTGTTGTTTCATCACTAGCTATATAAGTACCACCAGGATTTGTCCAACTTATTTCAGAAGCACCATCTCTATTTTTTCTATATAACCAACTACAACCATCTGTTGTTTTTGGTACATCAACTTCTTTACCAACACCTTCATCCCATTCTTGACTCAATGGATAAGCAGCAATTGTATATTCTTCACTTAAACCACTTGTTCTCACTGTTTCATAAAGTCTAAGATTTAACTGATAGTCATTTGGTAAAACAGATGAACTAATATAGTTTTCTATTTCATCAGTATCAAATTGGAGAAGAACACGAGTTGGATGAGAAAATGTTCTGTCAAAAAATACTTTTTTTAATTCAAGTATTTCATCTTGTCCTACATTTTTATTTTTAAAATCTTCACCTGTAATTTGGTCTGAACCACTATTAATAAAAGTATCTTTGGTTGTAAAAAAATATTTATGCATTATATCACCTTTCCATATATGTCTTGGTTAGGGTTTCTTAATTCAAATACAGCAGGTGATACAGATGGTCTAATTACTGTATGTATGAATTCATTATCACCTTGATTAGCATTTGAAAAATTATATTGAAATCCGTAACCAGTATCTCCATCTGATACTGTGTCACCATCACCTTGAAAGGAGTATAATTTTCTACCCTCTGCATATTCACCTGGTTTACCATCTTGAAATAATAATAATTCTTTTATACCAATTACACCATCTAATCCCAATATATTATATTGTAAATCACTTATGTTTATTGATTGTCTAAATTGCATTTTTTCTACTCTAAAAAAGTTTTTTATTACTTCAATTACATTTAATTTAACTTCTGTTGGATTGAATCTTCTATCGTAATTAACAATAAAACGAACACCAAAATTAATTATATAAGCAGAAAATAATGTATTATTAAGATTAAAACCAAAACCAATTTGATCATTTATCATTCTAAATTGATTTAAATAAGTTCCTATATTTTGTAATACAAGATCTGGTGTTTGCACTAGTTGTTTATTTTGGTTGTAAGAAAGAGTAGAAAATAAAAGAGCTCCTCCATTTAATCTTTCCACATAAGCTTTAGCAATACTACCAAATTTTTGAGGTAAACTCAATACTCTTGCCGTATAATCCTCTTTAGTAACACATCTCATTTGAGATGCAAAAAAAGAACTAGCATTGTTTTTAATTTCATCAACAGTTTGACCATCTGTTCCACCTGTTCCAGGTTCATCATTAGTTACATTTATCGATACACCAGCTGGAGTATTATTAATAGATGTAAGTTCTCCTACTTGAATATTTGATGTAGCTCCACCACCAACTCTATATGTAAATGTTAATGTTGTATTTGCTGGAGTTTCACCTAAGTTTGGAGTATTACCTGTAACAACACCTAAAGCACTTGGAATATCAGCAAGATTAGTTCCATTAATTGTCACACCAGCTTGTTCTACAGGATCAACATTTGAGCCAGAGTTACTAAACCTAAATAACCCATTACCAAATTGAGTTTTATAAGTTTGAGTATCCTCATCAAACTTAGTTACGAATTTTTTAGTAGTCTTAATATACTCAACAACATATGGAATTGGTATTTCTGATGTGTTATCTGAAGCATCACCTTGGTCATAAGCAGTTGCTCTCGTAGAATCATCTGAATAATGTGTTTGTTTTAAAATTTTATCTTGTGCTAAATAATCAACTTCATACCATTTTTGTCCTGAACCATCTTCACAATTTAATATCTCTATAACATCGTTTTCACCTAAATCTAATTCTAAAAATTTAGTTGGAGTTGTAATAGTAAATGACTTTGTTTTTGTTTTACCCGATACAGCTCTTACATATCTTGTTAGAGTATATGAACTAGCTTCACCATTACTATCAAGTATTGGAGCACTTATATCAGGATCACCAGAACCACTTGATGTGAAATCTATTTCATTAGTTGTTTCAAAAAGTATTTCTGAATCTACATTAGAAGCAATCTGTAATCCACTATCTATTGAAGATGGAGCTTCTCCATAAAGTGGTTCACCAGTTGTACTATCAGCATTTATCGTTGTCTCTACTTTTAATTTGACAACAGATGGTGTTTTGTTTGGAGTTTTATACCCTAAAAATTCAGCCAATCTTCTTACATTTCTTTTTTCGGTTGCAGTTGATAAAAGGTTTTCTTTGTAATTGTAATCAATATAATAAGAAAGAACATCACCTACATAACTTGATAGTTCTATTAACATCATACCAGGTGATGTTTCGTTAAAATCTTTGTATGTATCAGGAAAGTAAGATTTAGTATACTCAATCAAATCAGTTTTTATTGTACTAAAATCTTTACTTGTATAGTTTACATTCGTTGGTATTAATTTTTGTTTATCAGTATATGCCATTTTAATATGCTCCACCAGTTGTTTGTGCTGTTGACTCTCCACCACCAACACCATCAAATGTAACTTGAACACCTTCTGTACTATTTGGTGTTCTTCTTATGTTAAATTGTATGTTTATAGTAACTTGATTATTACTATCAATATTGTTTATTTCTATATTTCTTAATTCTACAAAAGGAAGCCATCTTTCAAATGCATCAACAATATTATTTTCTATTTTTATTGTAGTATCATCTGTCATTTGTTCAAATAAAAGTTGTTTTAGATTCATACCCAAGTTTGGTTGAAATACTCTTTCACCTTGATTAGTTTGTAATAAAAGTTTTATATTATTTTTTATAGCATCTACAGTTGTTTTTGTAGTTTTAAAAAATCCATCACCGCCAGTAACTCTAGCAAATGGAAAATCTATTCCAACTGATACCCTACTATCTTGGTCTTCTACAAATCTATCTTTTCTTCTATCTAATATTGGCATGTTATACCTCTACTGTCCTTTTTAATTGAACTTTACTTTGCATAGATTCTACCTTACCACCACCTATTGGATTATCTACGCCTTGACCTTTATCATCAACCTTAACAGTAATTAAAGGTATTGTACCAGGACCAACTGGTGTAACTGTGGGAACTGCACCTTGACTTGCATTTAATTTGGTTACAGTAAATGTTTGAGCCTGAACCCATTTTACTATAGAATCAGTTAAATCTTGTGCTAAAGTATCTAATTTGCCACCATCGTTAAATTCATAATTATCAGCAGGATTACTTGGTTCAACATTTTTTTTCAATGCGTTATATATATCAGATTTAAGTCCCATTTCTAAACTTTGCCTTTTCATCTACTTTTTTAATTATATCAGAATAATCTTTGTTAAGAGCATTAGCTAAATGGTCTGGTAATCCTTGTGTATTTTCTGTTACAGATTGAACTTGTGGTTCTTCATTTATTTTTTTCCAATCACCAGCTGCTGCTGTTTCATTTAAAATATCATTTAAAATAGAATCTTTTGTTAATAAATTATTAGGAGGTGGTAATGTTGGAGTCGGAACCTGTGACTGAACATTTGTTTTTTTAGTTGGAGACGAGTTAAGCTGTGTTGTTTGATCTTCTACTATACTATTAGATCTACTTCTAACTAACACTTCATCTAACTTTTTTTCAAGTGCAGAAAATTTAAAATCTAACTCTTCTCTTACTACTTCTCTTATTAACTTCTTAAATATATTAA